AGGAGAACTGGCGGTTATCGATTGGAAGACTGCTACTTACATCAAGAAAGAAGAATACATCCTATCTTACATTCTTCAAGGAACTGCTTATTCACTAATGATATACGAAATGTATGGTGTCATTCCAAAGAAAGTGGTTCTCTGTATGTTGATAAGATTTGAAAAAGACAAATACAATCCATTAATGGATACTGATATTTTAGTCGATTGGAGAGTATTCAATCCTCTAGATTACATACATAAACTAAAAGAAGTATGTGACGCTTACCACTTTAAAATGTCTTGACAATTCGTTTATAAGTTGGTATAATATAAATATCATAAAGAACTTAAAGAATTTGTTTTATGACCCAAAAGGATAGTTAAGTAAGACCTCGGTTCGATTCCGAGCAGCTCCACCATACACATAACGAATTGGGGCTGACATGGATTTCGATTGCTAATGAAAGTATTGGAGAGAACAAATCGGGTGATGACCTACATCGAACAATTTAATCGCAAATAATTCCGATTATACCGCATATTCTTACGCACTCGCTGCGTAGATTATAGCCGAGTTAGAGGGTAGTCCTCTGGCCAGTCGCTTGGGAACAGAAGAACTGGCCACCACACACATAACACACACAAAGAAAGGACATTATGTCTAATCCATATGAATTACGATTTAGACTCTTGGAAATGGCACAAGGTTATCTCCAAGATGAGTACAGTAGAAAAGAAAACGTTGCAATGGATGCATGGATTTTTGCACAAGAGCAAGGTGATGCAACCACAAGGTTGCGGAAAGAACTTCAACCCGAATCTTATTCCATTGAGGATATTAAGAAAAAGGCTAATGAACTCTACGAATTTGTAGAGAAGAAGTAGTATTCACAAAATTGGGGAGTCAATTATCTCCCCATACGGACAACGAATCATGAATAATAAAATTCACAAAAAAATGGGGAATAATAAAATTGATACCCCTGAAGAAATGATTGAAGATCTAGAACAAAAATTATGGGAGAGTAATCCAATGGAAGCACTACGTTATGAGAAAATTGAAACAAGAAAAAAACTGAACTGGTGGGCACGATTTTCGTTGTCTATGGTTATAGTTTTCACTTTCTTGTTTTTAATATGGTTGTTATTTTTCGGTGCATTACCTGCCGAATCTCGCGACTTGATCAATATCATGGTTGGGGCGTACGTCGCGGTGCTAGCTAAGGCCACAGATTATTGGTTCAAAGACAAAGACGACCCTGAACACAAAGAAACCGAATCGGTAAAAAATACGAATGTTTAAATTTGACTTGACAATGAAACCACAATTTGTTATAATTAAATATTATGGAGTTACAGTATGACAGAATTACTTAATATGTTTACGAGTGAACGATACAATAATGAAATCAATTCAATTGTTGAAACGACAAAGATGAGTTATCTTGATGCTATAATGTATCATGCTGATGAAAATGGTCTTGAGTCGGAAACAGTTGCTGGTTTAATTAACATCAAAACTAAAAACAAACTAAGGGAAGAAGCGGAGACCTTGCATTTTATGCCAAAGACATCCAAACTTCCTATATGATACCAAAAGTGCGACCCTTTGAAGTGTACCAAAAATACTTATCGTTGAAACAACACTTCAACAGAACGAGCTATGATTATTTTAAGTTCAACGGTAAGGTAAGAGCAAACGAATCTTCTTTCGACAAGAGAAGAGATAAACATCATTTTGTTCGATTATCAAAAATTTATAAAGAAGAAGATCTCACTAAGTTTCTTGTATCCAATTTTGTGAAGACAAGGGATTTGTGGGTGGGCAATGTAACCTCACCAGAAGGTAGGAATAATTATATTGCTTGGAAGGCGAAGATACAAAGCCTTCCTTATGTATTTGAGAATGAGATTGGTTCTTTGTTTGAAGAAAACAAAAGTTTCAATTCCATTTTTGATGTGGTGGATGGTCAACATCCTCCAATGCTTCATCATGTGTTTGGTGAAGACGTTTCAGTAGAATCTTTTATTGTTCTAGATTCGATACTGAATTTTTCCTCAATATTCAATGAGAAGATTGAGGAATCGGTCATTTGGCCGGAACTATATAGTATGTGTAATAATTATGCTCCTTTTTTGAATTTAAATAAGCAGAAATACGTAGACATACTGAAAAAACAAGTAGATTTATATTATGAATAAAGTGGATAACCAGAAATACGGAGACAGACATGGCAAATTCATTTGCTTCGCTCAAGAAGAATCGGTCCGCCGATTTAGAAAGACTCAATCAATCGATTGAGAAAATCAACAACCCCAAAAACAATTTCAGTCGTGAAGATGAAAGATTCTGGAAAGCAGAATTGGATAAATCTGGAAGCGGTTACGCTGTAATTCGTTTTCTCCCATCACCAGAGAATGAAGATATGCCTTATGTGCGTGTTTTCAATCATGGATTTCAAGGTCCAGGCGGATGGTATATCGAAAATTCCTTGACAACTATCGGTCAAAAAGATCCATTGGCAGAGTACAACTCTACTCTTTGGAACTCTGGTATCGAAGCGAACAAAGAAATCGCTCGTAAACAAAAGAGAAGGTTGACTTACTTCTCTAATATCTTTGTCGTAGAAGACAAGGCGAATCCCCAAAACGAAGGTAAGAATTTTCTTTTCCGTTATGGAAAGAAAATCTTTGACATGGTTAGTTCTATGGCTAATCCCGAATTTGAAGATGAGACACAAGTAGATGTTTTCAATCTTTGGGATGGTGCGAACTTCAAACTGAAGATTCGTAAACTTGATGGGTATTCAAACTATGATAAGTCGGAGTTCATTACTGCGGCTCCTTTGTTTGAAGACGATGACAAAATGGAATCGGTTTGGAAGTCACAACACTCATTGGAAGAATTTGTCAATGAGAGTAATTTCAAGTCATTTGATGACCTGAAAACTCGTTTGGATACTGTTCTTGGTAACACTCCATCTCCTGCGATGTCAGCACCGGCTTCTGTTGAAGCGACTAGTGCTCCATTTGATGGTGGTCGCCCAATCACAAGTACACCTTCTTCTACAGGAGAAACTACTAATGATGACAACCTTGATTACTTCAAGAAGTTAGCAGAAGCGTAATCACGCAACTTTACTAACGAAATCTCTCCCTTCATCTGGAAGCCTAGGGCCGATAGGTGAGGGGTTGTTTATTACAGTAGTGTTATTGCTTACTTGATTAGTACTCATATCATTTCCGGTTACGACACTCGCATCACTTCCAGCACCACCACCACTCACACGTTCTATTTGTAATTGATTCATTACTTGCCCAGCAACAGATTGTGCCATAGGGTCAATAAATGCTGCAGCACGAGAACTACCCAAAGGAATAACTGCTTCTGGTCCTCCATCTGCAATACCACCATAAGCTGCGCCTCTTCCAGAATATGTTCCGTGTTCACCAACAACTACACCAGAGTTTGGAAGATAGGTTGGTTTGTTTACAATGAAACCACCTCTTGCTGCGCCTTCTTTTTCATCACCGCCGCCTGTAGCCCATGATAATAATGAACTAGCACCACCACTCACAGCATCAGCAATATTACCAGCTGCATCTCCTACGGCACCTACTGGATCATCAATCACTTTCATAACTTTGTCGAGTGTTTCTTTGCCAGGAATCAATGACAAAATTTTATCAAATAAATCTGTAAAAATTTTGGAGATCATATCAAAGAGGGGAGTAATCCCTGTTTTTTCTCCTATTGCTTTTGTTGAATCCCATGCACCGGCCATCCAATCTGGAAGAAGTAGAGTCCAATCAAATCCCTTTTCAGTAGTTCCTTTTTCTTTTCCTGCTTTAAATACTTTGGTCAACCAGCCAGGAAATAGGTCTGTCCATTCCCAAGCATCGGTGCCTCCTGTAACTTTAACACCTTTAATTATATTGACCAACCAATCTGGAAATAAACTATACCAATGAAAGGGGGTTTCTACAAATGCTTCAGCTGTTGAGTCAAAAATTTTCACCATCCATTCGGGGAAAAGATCTGTCCATGAGAAAACATAAGTATCTTTTGCAATCTCACCAGAAAAGAAATCTTTCAAGAATTTTGGAAATATGTCTGTCCAACTCCAAGGCTTTTCTGATATTTTTTCAGCAGTTCCTTTAAACCATTCAACAAGAAAATTTGGAAAAAGAGAATACCAACTAAAAGAAGGAACATCAACTGTGAAGTATTCTCCCTTGAATAATTTGACTAACATGGTAGGGAAAATATCAGTCCATTGAAAATCAATTTGTTTGACCCAATCTGGCATAACCACATCCCATATTGCCATAAAAGAATCTTTGAACCATGTTCCTATCGCATCAAATGAACTTGCAAGTTTTTCACCACCAATATATCCAAGAATTCCCCCGATTGCTCCACCAACTAAACCACCAATAATCATTCCAATCGGGCCTCCAATCATTCCTATACCTACACCTATGAGTGCCCATTTACCAGCATTTGCAAATGCATTTTTAAATCCAGAACCAGTTCCACCGAGTACACTTCCCATCACAGCTGATGTTTTACTAACACCCCATTCATCTGACATAAAATATCCCGCAATGCCATCTTTTACTGCAAGAGCAAGTCCTGCTATTAATGCGAGCGGACCTACTAATTTTAACAATTGTGGGCCGATAGTAGTTACAAATACTTTTCCTACAGATGCAAATGCAGTTGATATTCCAGTACCAAAAGTGGCGCCAAGAGTTGCAATCATTTTCTTAATTCCACCTTTTTTGAAAAGATTTCCGAATTTAAATCCCCCTTCTTTACCACCATCTTCTCCGCTCGATGAACCCGAATCAGCTGATTCGCCTCCTGTCATCCTTAATCTTTCTTTTCTATCTTCTTT